TGGGCCACCATGCCAAGAATATTCGTGACCAATTGGATTGTGTTGAAGATCATAACGCTTCCCGTCGCGTGGCGCACAAATGTGAATGGTTGTTCGATTGTCTAAAACAGAAGACCATACAATGCCACTAACAGTAGCAGCGTTAACGCCCAAGATAGCATCGCGCAAAACAGCAGCTGTGTGCAAAATCGAAGTTCTGGCAACCGTCTTTGCACTATTGTTGGCTATCTTGAGTGCATTCTGCACATCATTGGCAACATCAGCAGAAGGCTTTCCATCAATGTATCCATTCCTTATTGCTATTTGTATTCGCTGGGCTTTGTCGGGTGCCAATCCTGTGATGTAACTGGAAAGACTCTTGTTGTCGATCTTCGATGCAAGGGACAAAGCAATGAGTGCTCCGATGGGGATTGATCTTGGCTCTTTATCTGTGAAATGCTCGATTGATCTTGTTTGCCAATCTTCTTCAGTTTGTGCAAAATCTTTGATCTGGTCATTTAGAAATGCCTCCACCTTAATGCGATAACGACCAAATAAATAAGCAGCCAACCCAATGATTAGATCATTGATTGCTTCCTGATTGGGATGCTGCGGCATTTCGTTTACCTTACGCATTACATAATCATCGATCTCAGCGATATTTAATATCGTTTCATAAGCAACAGAAGCAGAATGACGGTAAACGTCAAGTCCATGCCGCAAGTAATGATCTATAACTGGTTCTGTCGTTGCCATTTATTCCCATCCTGAATAATTGCCGCAGGCTGCACACAACTTTCCTTTGTTCTGTACTATGTAAAACAGATCATTGCCACAATTGCAAACAAATACACTGCTGCCTTCACAAGGTGCAAAACGCCAACGCCAAACTGCTTTCATTGTATGGCACTCAGGACACTCCATGTCGTAAACACCAACAGGTGCAACAGCGACATGGATGTGACGACAATGTAAACAGATAGCCTCACCTTCAACATGAGGCTCTCTTTCTTCTTTTACTTGCTTGAAGTCAATAATAGCCATTATTTACCTGCTGGCTTTGTATTGGCTTGTGTCTGCTTTTGCTTAGCTTGTGCATCCAAAGCAACCTTTTGCTGCTCCAAAGCAGCTTCCTGTGTAATATCGGTCTGTTGCTGCTGTTTGGCCCCATCAAATTCCAATTGCTGAACCTTCTGCTGCTCAATAGCATCTTGTTCTTCTTGGAATGTGCGCTCTTCAGAAATCAATCCTGCCCCTTGCATGTTCCAGAAGAATGCTTCATCAGACAACTTATTGTTCAGGCAACATTGCAGCAATGCTGTTATTTCTTGCGCAGACAAAGAGAGTTCAGAGAATTCCAAGTTAGCCTTGAAGCTGACTGTGGCTGGATTCAATCCCATCCAATCGGCGGCCATCTTTAACAGCTTCTCTATGCCTTTTGCAGCCATGTCAACAACAGTCTTCAAGGTGGCAGCAGACGCTTCTTGCTTTAACTTGACCGTTTCTGATGACTCGTTGGCCGAACTGCTAATGCCTAACAAAGCTTTTGCTTCCCCTTCAGCTTGCTTGAACAATTGATCAACAGATTTTTGCATTGCACCAATGCCAGAACCAGACGTTTCCACGTAGTAAGCTTTTGCTTGTGGATTAGGAAATGCTAAAGCAACGGTAGGGCCAATGATGGTAGGCGCATCTTTTGGATCAACACCGGTATAAACCAATGTTGGGTTTGCAGTCATAAATTCTGATTGTCCAATGTCAGCAGACTTCATATAAATATGAACAGATATGTCAGCAACACCTTCCAATGGGACAAGATCAGGCGCTGCATCAAAATTAGTTGAACCGATAACAACTAATGGCACATAAGGTAATGTTTTACCGCGAATTTCAGGAATAGTTTGCTCTTCAATATCATTTTCATCATCATAAACAGAAAGGGTGAATTTGTTATTAATCAATGACAACAATCGCCATTGACTTTCAGTCTCATTAGAAAATATATCATTTTCAATATTATCATCAATATCATAAACTTGTTCTTCAAACACAGCCCATTGGAAAACGGTATTACCATCAACATAGCCTGCACGCCAGTTGATTAAGGATTCAGCGATGTAGGAAACGATGTAGGGCCTGTTGTTAACAGGGTCAATATCAAGGGAGATAGGCATTCTCCCGGTCTGTAGCAATTCACCAACAACATATTTAAAGAATTCCAAAAGATTTTCGCCGGATGCTGTAGCAGATTCATCAAGCATATACAACATTTCATTTGGCAATTCAACAATAGGGTCTTTCTTTATGGCAATGCCAACCAAGCCGCGCCCCATAGAACTTGTTATTTCAGGGAATTGTGCTCTGGCCTTATAGGACGCATAGGCCAAGTTTGGATGATAGTTAGGACTACGTGTTTCAAGGAAGGGTGATTGTTGATAGGTATCATAAATCTCATTGCGCCGAGACAGGGCGGCAGGGTTGGTATCAAGCAGCATCATTGCAGTGGGCATCGGCAAGAAAAGAGTATTATTTCTTTTTATAGCGGATTGGCCTTTCATGGCAGTCCTAACCAAGTACCAGGAGTATTCGCGTTCTTCCCAAGCAGGGTGTTTGTTGCTAACAGGCATTTTAAACTCCAATTCGTTATGTTAAGCCAATTAATCTCGCACTGCTCAAACAATAGGCCACTGTTAAGCCAATTAATCTCGCACTGCTCAAACAATAGGCCTATGTTAAGCCAATTATTCCAATTTGTTCAATTCGTTGATTGATAATAGGGAATCGTTTATGCATAAAATATCCCATTGAATCAGGCATGTGATCCTTACCTGACTTCTTATCAGGCTGTCCATTCTCATCATATACTTGCTGCTCCAAACACTCTGTAGCATTAGGGCACTTATCAATGTTCACCTTTGCTCGGCGCTCACCCTTTCCGTTCAACAGCATTGCGTTAACAGTGTATACCCTTTCCTTAATGGCGGGGTTAGCATAATCAGTAATAACATAATAATTAGCCTGTTTTAACTTTGCAATGTCCGTTTCAGTGGTATTAGAGGATGTTCTATGCGTTCCTGTCGCGTCGGGATACACTGTTATAGGATTATTCGGGTAACGCTCTTTAAGGATAAGAATTTGTTGATCAGTATCAAAAGCATTAAATATTTCATCCACCATGTGTGGGCATCCATCCCTCATAACCCAAATAGAAGCGGAACCGCGCATTACGTTAAAATCCATCCCAACATGTAATTCTTCATAGCCCACAACAGAGGTTTTGCAGTCATTAAGGTAACGATCAAACGACTTATAAACAAGTCCAGAGGTTAAATTGACAAATTGCCCATTTAAATAGGCTTTAATCAATTCAGGAGGATATGATTCCTCCATTGATTCTATATATCCCTCCGGTAAATTAGCCCTGTTTTCATAAGTGCTGCCATGAAACAGCTCATGATTAGCCGTTTTTTTCTTAACAAATATATCATAGGTGGCCTTATATCCTTCAGGCGTTGTTGTTACATAGATTCTATTTGATCGCCCATCAGGGTATTTATTGCGTATGCGAGACAGGATTTTACGCCAAGCAATGGTGGCCTGGTCTATGCGTAGGATGTCAAACTCGTCAACAAGAGCATCCCCTATTTGGAAACCGACAATTTCTTCAGGATTAGTCATCGTGCGGCAAACGATAGGCGCTGCACCTTGAATATAAATAATCTTATCGGTCTTGTTTATATCGACCCGCAAAGACATTTTCTCACAAAGGTCTTGTACTGTTGGGTAGAAAATGTCCCTGATCAAAGGAAAGGTTGGGGCAAAATAGCCTTGCATTACTTTTGGATATTGAAATGCAACATCCATAAGTTTTAATGTTCCAATGAGCGTCTTTCCACTGCCAAAACCAGCAATAAATCCCTGAAATTTCTTTTCGCAAAAGTAGAAACGTTGTTGACTTGGAGTCAAACAAAGTTCAAAGATTTCACTTGTTTCTTCTTCTTTTTTATATGCGAACAAGCATTCTCCTTGAGGCCGTCCGTGGCCAACAGAGGTTATTTGTTTAAATTATCTATTTTACGAAATAGCGTGTCCTGCAACCATTCAATATATTCTTTCTTTTCTTCACTCTTCCTGCTATCATTCAAACAATGTAATATGCCTGTTTGCGTTATACAGTTTAATCGGTGTACACCCCAATCAGTCATTACAGAAAGCAAGGGTCTTTCACAATCAGGCAAGAAGGTAATGCTTGAAGGAACATACGAATATTTTAATGCTTTTAAAAAGTCTTTCAGCACAAAACAGAGTTCAGATTTTTCATCAAAAATAAACCGATTTCTCTGCCCTTTATAATCATGAGTTAACAATCCTTTAGCAATAGGCAATTTAAAGGCATGCAATTTTATTCTTTCATCCGTAATCAAACCAACAGTATCATTTGCGCCCAGCGTTTTATTTCCTGCATAAATCCCTGTTGTACGTATTTGTGGCAATATTTCTGTCGTTACAATTTTTCTAAATTTATAAGCAGTTGTTCCTGCTTTCAATAAGTCATTGCAGCGCATAATGATAACATACATTCCTGATTCAGAAATTTCAATCATCTTTCGAAATTTACCAGTGGCCTTATTTTCTTCGCCGGAGTTAGGGGATGACGTCGGAGATCGCGACGGGAAGCCTAATTCTCCGGTTAGATCATCCTCTGCCTGATTGTATGATGAAAAATGACTTACATACCTCATTTCATCAACAGAGAGATTCCCAGTTATTGATGCTGTATTGACAAATCCTAATGCATCTCGTAGACTTATTCCAAGGAACCAAAGAGAATCCTTTTCATCAAAACGCCACAACAGTTTAAAGCCACCAAAATAGCCTTCTTGGTACGTTACTTTTTCAAGTTCAGGTTTTACATTAACTTCAGCATTCATACAATTTCCTTTAATTTAATAGCCTTTATGAACCGGTAAACGTTTACCGGTAATCTATTATAACCTAAATAGTCGCCTAAAACTAGCGTTAAATGAACTAAGGAAGCGATAGCGCCGTTCAAATTAATAGTATATCCGTTAGTAGCGGACTCGATTAAAACGTCGCTACGGGCCTTAGAATTCGATCAAGAGACTGATTTTAATGTTCTCTTGGCATATTCAGTTAAAGAAACTCTTTGCTCTTCATTGTTGTCGTCGCGCACCACAACGGCTATTGGCAACGAATTTCTCTGACTTACTGGCTTCACGTTAGAAACGTTATTGTTTTCTGCGGCCTGCGTTGTCCAACCCGCTCGCCTTTCCATCCAAAAAGTGATGGCTTTTATATCCCCTTGCATACAGCGCGCATAGAGTTTTTTCATTACTTCTGTGTTCGCTTGGTCAGAGTAAACCGCTAATTCGTAAGCGAAAACTTCTAAAAGACGCCGCTTTGTTACCCCAAAGTGCGTTGCTATTCGATGATCGGGACAGCCCAACATTACTAGGTCTCGGACTAATTCGCGATCTGCCATGTCTGGAACCCAATTTTGCTCACTTCCAAAGTTTCTCATTTTGGCTTACTCCACCCAACCTTAAAAGATTATATATTATAAAAAACTGAAAGTAAATGGGATGCTTTATTGAATTTTTATCAAAATGCGGTTGGTGAAGGTCAAAAGGGAGTTTGTGTGGGTGTGGGGGATGTCGATGGGGAAATCATCGCTAAAAGGAAGGGGGTTTGTGGTTTTGGGTGTTTTGTTTAGGTTTGATGGTTTTTTCGGCTAAAAAGAGACGATTTTAGCTTGCTAAGGTCGCCGGGATAAGGGACTAGCCGTTAAAACTCCCCCTAGGTATATTACGTATAAGTATATATAGATATACTTATATACTTTTACTGCTATATATTATATTCCCTTATCCCTTATTAAATTGTTAAAAATAAAAAGCTATATATATTAAAGACTTAAAAGAGAAATTGCGAGGGATGATAGCGAAGTAAGGCTATTCCTTAAACCCTTATGTAATCCCTTGGTTGTTGAGGTGTTTAGGTTTTGAGGTGTTTGCTGGCCAAAAGGAAGTTGTGTTGTGTTATGGGTGATGTCGATGGGGAATGGATATTATTTTACGGGCGACTAGGACTAAGTATCTTCTAGAATCGGTTTTAAGGGGTTGGTGGAGGTGCTGGCGAGGTTTTTACGGGCGACTAGGACTAGGGTGGCGGGAGGTTGGGTGGCGGGTGCTGGGGGGTTTAGGGGAGGTTTTTGTTTAGGTTTGAGGGTTGCAAAATGCAAGTATAGGATTGGCCCCGCAGCAGCAAAACAAGGGGGGTTGTTGGGGGGTCAATAATTAGGGGCGTCCCTCATCCTCCCATCAATCCTCCTCCCACATCATCCTTACGTCCTCCCACCAATCAACCATCAACGTTACGCTATAACGTTCCTTTGCAATAGCTAATCATCCTCCCACATCATCCTCCCACCAATCAACCATCAACGTTACGTTATAACGTTCCTTTGCAATAGCTAATCAACTACCGACTAGAGAGCAAGACTAGAGAGCAAGACTAGCGGATAAGGACGTAAGGATGAGGACGTAAGGATGATTGGTTGGAGGACGTAAGGATGATTGATGGGAGGATGATTGATGGGAGGTTGAGGGACGTAAGGATGATTTTGGAGGTTGATTAGTGGGTTTTACTGGGAAAGGTTATATACTAATTTAGGCTGTTATAGTATTACGCGAAATTAGGTGTTAAGGGGGCGAGGGATAAGGGATTAGTCTTTAAAACCCCCCCTGGGCGTATACGCTACGCTACGCTACGGTACGCCCCTATA